AGTAGATAAAATATTGTATAGTCAATATAATATTTATACATCTACTGGCAGACCATCAAATAGATTTGGTGGAATCAATTTTGCAGCATTAAATAAAACTGATGGTAGTAGAAGACAGTTTGTGAGTAGATTTGAAAATGGTATGTTAGTTGAAATGGATTATGATGGTTATCATTTGAGATTGATTGCAGATAAAGTGGATTATACTTTTCCAGAAGGATCAGTACATCAACATATGGCTGAGTTATATGGAACTGATTATGATACAGCTAAGGGGATATCATTTCAATATTTATATGGAAGTATTCCGAAAAATATAGCTAAAGAAAATAAGTTTTTTTCAAAAGTTCAAAATTATATTGATAAATTATGGAAATTGTATAAAACAAACGATTTTATAGTTTCAGATATTTATAGTAAGACAATATATAGGAAAAACTTGATTGATATGAATAAAAATAAGTTGTTTAACTATACAATACAGCTTATGGAAACAGAAAATAATATGAGTATATTAAGTCAATTAATTCCTGAAATAAAAAAGAATGAAAGTAAATTGGTTCTGTATAGCTATGATTCTTTTTTATTTGATTTTAATATGGGTGATGGATTAAATTATTTGAAGAAGGTGAAAAAGATTATAGAACAAGATGGTAAGTTTCCAGTAAAAGTTAATTGTGGAATGAACTATCACGGAATGGAAGATATCACGGAGAAGTTTGCATGATCATTACAGACTTTAATGAAATTTTTGAGTTATGGAAAAATAGTGTTGGAAGTGGAAGAACACCTAATCCTAAAAATTATGCACATCAAATATGTTTAAGTGAGGTTTTAGTTAGATGTGGTTGGCCATACAAAGTTGTTGATGGTATAATAGATAATTTAAATGAAATAGATATTGTTAAAAATAAAGAATCAGGTAATGTTTATCCAGTTAAAACACATAATCCTAATACACAAGACTTAGTTAAAAAGGATGCTTCGCCCGAAGATATTAAGAAGGCTGAGAAAGGTGAAGAACCAGAAAAAGAAGATACACAAGAAATACCAAAACAAATTAAGAATGTATTCAATGGTAAACAGGCATCAGCAAGAGATGCATTACCATATTTGTCAGATGAGGATAAAGAACTTATAGAAGATTTTAAAAAGGATTTGTTAGAATTACATTCAAATCCATCAAAAGAATTAGCACAAAAGATGGTAGAAAAGTATGGTTTAGAAGTTAGTTCAAATGGTAAAAAAGTTTATATAAGAAATATTAATTTCGAATCAAGAAAATTTTTAGGTGATAAGGGAGCAGCGGCATTTGTCAAAAATGCAGTTGAAAGTGCGTCAGGAGAAAAGTTAAAAGGTGGGAAGAAAGGTGTTGATGTAAAACAGTCAGTAACTACAACATCTAAACCTGATTTAGCAACTAAACGAACTGCAAAAGAAGATCCTAAAGTTCAAGAATTATTTTCACAATCACCGTATGATAGATTAGAAGGTGAATTTCATCAAGTATTTGGGCCAGTTGGTGTGAGTGGAAATGTTTTAACACCAAGTAGTAAAAATTCAAGAGCATATCTTAAACAATCAATTAGTGAAAATAACTCTATTAGGAATACTATTGCAAAGTTAAAAGAATTAGAAAAGACTGAAAATGTAAGTCCAAAAATTAGACAGGCATTAGAAGAACATCAAGCTAACATAGAAAAGATAGCCAAAGAAATGAAAATACCATCACCTGAAGCAGCACAAGCAATAGGTGATTCATATGCTAAAATGGCAGAAACTATGAATACGGAAAGTCCAACACTTGCAAGTGCGATGATGAAAAATATGGCAGAAATGGCACTTTATGATACTGAATTAGCAGCAGGTGAAGAAGTTTATCTACCATCTGCAGGATCATTTCCAAGTGGTGATAAATTGAGAGTAACTCGTGAAGGTGGTAAAGTGGAAAGGGTTGCATCAGTTAGTGTGAAGTATGGAAAGAGTGGTAAATATGGTTCATTTGGATTTCCAGGTGAAACTGGACAATATCAGAAATATCATCCAGATCCTGAATATAGAGATAGGTTAGGTAGTCGACCAGGAGATGATGGTTATACTATGGGAGTAAAAGATGATATAGTTCAAAGTGATGAACAAATGGATAAGATTGTAGAAGAAAGTGGTATGGCAGAAACAATAAAAGATAAGAAGAAATTATATGGTGCGTTAAGACGACAGATAGATGAGATGAACAAACTGAAAGAAGAAATTGGTTATGTTCAAAATCCAAAAGGTGATGCAGCTGAACTTAAACAAAAACATAAAAAAGGTAAAGTGTGGAATCCACCAGAAATGGGAGATAAATATAAAGAATTAAGAGCAATGCCACCAGCATGGAGACAGTTGAATCAAGTAAAGGATAGAATAAAAGAAATTGAGGATAGAACACGAAATGAGATAGAATCATCTATTGATAAAGATAAATTAGCAGAAGTTGTTGGAAGTGATAATGCAAAAACAATATTGAATCATCCAGGAGCTGTTGTAAGTGCACTTACTTTTTCATCTACTCTTAAAACAAGTAATGGATTGGATACTATTGAACATAATCATCAAGAAATTAAAGATGGTAAATATGAATCTCATACAGATACTGCTGAAGATGGAACACCAGATTTAAAAAATTGGAAATTGGGTTGGAGAGCTTATGATAGTAGAGGTGGTGGACTGATTGGTAGTTTTAATAGTGAACGGAAAGAAATGTAATGAGAACTCAATTACTTTGTACATTCACAAAACGTAATAAATTTTACGAAACAGTCAATATAATAATTGAATGTAATGAAATTTTATTTGATAAAATTTATGTGTTTCAAAATGAAAATGATCATCATCAATTGATTTGTACATATAACGTAGAATATGATGATAATTTTATGGATGGTATTCCAGATACTATTTCATTACATAGAAAGAAACAAACAAATACACTCTATACAATTAATGCATTAAATGATGTTATCAGAGAATTGAATAATGGTAAATTAGATAAATCGTTTCCAATACCCTGGGACAATTATAGAAATTGCTTGTTGTTAACTAATGAAGAAGGTTTAACAGCAATACCAACAAGAATTTATACAATAGTAGATGTAAAAACTTGGGATAAAGATAAAAAATAAATTGTATTTTCGGCGATTCGATTATATATATTAATGTATCAAGGTTACACTTGATTAAAAAATGACAATTAACTAATTAAATAATAGGAGATAACAAATGGATTTAAACGCAATCAAGAAACGTCTTAACCAACTTCAAACAACAAATACTCGTACTACTAATCTTTGGAAACCCCAGCCGGGGCAACAGGTGATTAGAATAGTGCCTTACAAATACAATAAAGATAATCCTTTTATTGAATTGTATTTTCATTATGATATAGGTGGAAAATCTTATCTTTCACCAGTTTCATTTGGTCGTCCTGACCCGATTGAAGAATTCGCACAGAAACTAAAGTCAACCGGTTCAAAGGATGATTATAGACTTGGTAAGAAAGTTGAAGCTAAAATGAGAACTTTCGCACCAGTTGTAGTTCGTGGTGAAGAAAATCAAGGAGTAAGGTTTTGGGGATTCGGTAAAACTGTATATCAGGAATTGTTATCTATTATAGCAGATCCAGATTATGGTGATATTACGGATCCAACAAACGGGCGTGATGTAGTGGTTGAGTTTAAGACAGCTGAGGAAACAGGGAAATCATTTCCCTCAACGTCCATTAGAGTCAAACCCAATCAAACTCCAATTACAGAGAATGCAGAGGTTCTTGAAACCATAAAGAAAACTCAAAAAGATATTCGTGAGATTTATAGTGAAATGACTTATGAAGAACTTACGGATACATTAAATGAGTATCTAAATGGTGGTTCAGAAGATGATTCAGTAGAGAAAAAAGAAAAAGTAGTATCATCTACTGTAACTGAATCAACAAACTTTGATGCTAAAGATACAGCATCTGCATTTGATGATTTATTCAATAAATAAATAACCTAATGGTGGTGGTTGAAGGCTGAGATAAAACCGCCCAGTCATCCGTGATTCGAATCGAAATTTCGCGAAATACGTGGCTACCGGGTATCACCACCATTTTATAATTGGAGAGTGATATGTCAACAAGAGACAAATTGGCTGAAGTATTAGCCAACACCCTAAACAAACAATTCAAGGATATGAAAGTTGCGTATTTCTTGGATGGAACAGACACAACACCCACCGACATTAAAGATTTTGTATCTACAGGTTCAACTGTGTTAGATTTGGCTATTTCAAATAAACCACACGGTGGAATTGCTGTCGGCAGGATTACTGAAATAAACGGATTAGAATCAAGTGGTAAATCACTGCTTGGTGCACATATATTAGCAGAAACTCAACGTAAAGGTGGAGTAGCTGTTTATATAGATACAGAAACTTCCGTTAGTACTGAGTTTCTTAGTGCAATAGGTATTGATGTGGATAGTATGTTATATCTACATTTAGAAACAGTTGAAGATGTTTTTGAATCAATTGAAGAAATTGTAGCAAAAGTTAGAGAGTCAGATAAGGATAGATTAGTAACTATTTTAGTAGATTCACTTGCTGGTGCTACTACAAAAGTAGAGTTAGAAGCAGATTTTGATAAAGATGGTTGGGCTACTGCTAAAGCAATTATTATATCTAAAGCAATGAGAAAGATTACACAGATGATTGGTAGAGAGAAGATAGCTCTTGTCTTTACAAACCAGTTAAGACAAAAACTTGGTGTAATGTTCGGTGATCCGTGGACTACAAGTGGTGGAAAAGCATTACCATTTCATGCGTCAACACGAATAAGATTGAAAAATCTTGGACAAATAAAAGATAGTAAGAAAAATACAGTAGGAATAAAAATCAGAGCACAAGTTATTAAAAATAGACTTGGGCCTCCAATGAGACATGCTGATTTTGAGTTATATTTTGAAACAGGTATTGATAACAAAGGTAGTTGGTTACAAGTATTAAAGGATCATAAATTGGTAAAGCAAGGTGGTGCTTGGTATACTATGGTAAATCATAAAGGAGAAGAAATTAAATTTCAATCTAAAGATTGGGCAACATATTTAGAAGGAGAGTTTAAAGAACATTGTTATCAATTAATTTGTGATAAAATTATACTGAAGTATGAAAAGAACTTTGGAATAGATGATGTAGTTGTATTAGAAAATGAATAGGAAATATCTCTCAATTTTTGAAGAGATAAAATCTAAGGGCGGTAAAATAAATGGTCGAGAACCTAACGATAAAGTACTCATAGTAGATGGCCTGAATACTTTTATTAGAGTGTTTAGTGTTATACCAACTACCAATGATGATGGTATTCACGTTGGTGGAATAGTTGGTTTTTTAAAGAGTATTGGTTACACCATTAATATGGTTAGGCCTACTCGTGTTATCATTGTTTTTGATGGCAAGGGTGGGTCTGATCGACGCCGTAAACTTTATCCAGAATATAAAGATAAAAAAAGAACTAAATATCGTTTAAACAGAAGTTATGATTTTGCATCAATGGATGATGAACGACAAAATATGTTGATGCAACTCCAACGTAGTGTAGAATATTTAGATACTTTACCACTTTTAACTTTATCATTTGATCATATTGAAGCAGATGATACGATTGGTTATATTAGCAGACAAGTACTTACTGATTCTAAGATTGTTATTATGTCAACTGATAAGGATTTTTTACAGTTGGCTAATCAAAGAATAAAAATATGGAGTCCAACTAAAAAGAAAATGTATGATGAGAATGCTGTATTAGAAGAGTATGGTATTTCATCTCATAATTTAATTTGGTATAGAGTTTTAGATGGTGATAAATCTGATAATATACCAGGGGTTAAGGGATTTGGATTAAAGACAATTCAAAAAAAGTTACCGTTTTTAAGGGAAAATAGTATAGCTGATATAAATGATGTTATTACTGAAGTTCCTGATTCAAAAGAAATTATAGAAAGAAATTATAAATTAATGCAGTTATCAGATGTTAATATATCTGCTTCTACAAAAACAAAAATAACTAAAAGAGTAAATGAACCAATTAATAGATTAATAAAATATAAATTTCAAACAATGTTTATGGAAGATAAACTGTATACGTCACTTCCAAATGTAACGAGTTGGTTAGCAACTAATTTCAATCAACTGAATAATTATGCTGAGAAAACATATGAGTGAAACTTTAACAGAATATGGAATAACGTTTCAAACTAAAATTATATCTTCGCTGTTGAGTGATGTAAAATTTATTCAGACAATTAGTGATATTTTAAATCCTACTATGTTTGATAGTGATGCAAATAAATGGTTGGTTAAAGTTATTAACGAGTATTATTATGAATATAAAAAACACCCAACTCTTGAAGTTTTAAAAGTTAAGATAAATGAAATTGAAAATGATATTTTGAAATCAACTGTAGTTGATAAGTTAAGAGAAGTTTGGAAAAATGTAGAGGCTACAGATTTAGAATTTGTACAAACTGAAACATTAGATTTTTGTAAAAATCAAACATTGAAAACAGCTATAATGCAATCAGTAGATATGTTAGAGAATAAAGACTATGATGGTATTAAAAGGGTTGTTGATGATGCAATGAAAGCTGGAACTACAAGAGATTTAGGACACGACTATATTGAATCACTTGAAGTTAGATTAACTGAATCAAGTAGAGATACAATTGAAACGCCGTGGGATGTTGTAAATGAAATTATGGATGGTGGTTTAGGTAAGGGAGAACTTGGTGTTATAGTTGCACCAGCAGGAATTGGCAAATCGTGGACATTGCAGAATTTGGGTGCAACAATGCTTAAAGAAAAGAAGTCAGTTGTACATTATACTTTAGAATTGAATGAAAATTATGTTGGAATACGATATGATACTATTTTTACTGGAGTAACAACATCAAATATAAAATTTAATAAAGAAGAAGTTCAGAAAAAAATATCGAAGTTAACTGGAAAACTGTTGATTAAATATTTTCCAACTAAATCTGCCACAGTTCAAACATTAGGATCACATTTAAAACAAATTGAGTTAAGTGGTATTAATCCTGATTTGGTTATTGTGGATTATGCAGATATTATAATGCCAACAGGATTTTTTAAAGAAAAGAGACATGCAATTGGTAATATATATGAAGATTTGAGAGGACTTGCAGGAGAAGTAGAAGTTCCAATATGGACAGCCTCACAAGCAAATAGAAGTGCTTTAGAAGAAGAAATTATTGGGGCTGATAAAGTTGCAGAAGATTATAGTAAAATTATGACCGCTGATTTTGTAATGAGTATGAGTAGAAAAGTTGAAGATAAGATAGCTAATACTGGTAGATTTCATGTAATTAAAAATAGATTTGGTGTAGATGGAATTACATTTCCAGCTACTATTAATCCAAATATAGGGTTAGTTCAGTTATATGAGAGTACTTCAAAATTGGGTAGAGAAGCTCAAAAAAAGATGGATAATAGTGAAGAGTTTTTAAGAAAACAATTAGCAAATAAATACAAAGATATGGGAAAAAAAGTGGATGGATTTGAATGATGATCTAATATATATTATATTTACTATTGTAATTAAGCAGGGTTATGGTAAAAGATTTTATATATTAAGGAGAATTTCTGTTGTCAATTGAAAAATTTGTTTTATCTGAAAATTTTATAGATAAATATAAAAGAAAAAGACCACCATTTGGTTTTAATGGTTTAGGTGAATTAGTTTATATGAGAACTTATTCTCGTATTAAAGAAGATGGAAAAAATGAAAGATGGTGGGAAACTATTAAACGGGTTGTAGAAGGTACTTATTCAATGCAAAAGCATTGGATTGATTCTCATGGCCTTGGTTGGAATCCTTGGCAAGCACAACGGTCAGCACAAGAAATGTATGACCGTATTTTTTATATGAAATTTTTACCACCCGGCAGAGGTCTTTGGGCCATGGGAACTTCTATAACAGAAGAAAAGGGGTTATATGCAGCACTTAATAATTGTGCATTTGTATCCACATCTACTATTAAAGATGATTATTCAAAACCATTTTGTTTTTTGATGGATGCTAGTATGTTAGGTGTTGGTGTTGGATTTGATACAAAAGGGGCTGGTGAAATTATAGTTAAAGGTGTTAACAGAGATAGAAATGAAGAAATTTATATGATACCTGATACTCGGGAGGGTTGGGTAGAATCTTTGAGGTTATTGTTAGAAAGTTACTTTCATGGAATGCCATTAATAGAGTTTGATTACAATCAAATTAGAGATGCAGGAGAACCAATCAAAGGTTTTGGTGGAGTATCAAGTGGACACGAACCATTAAAAGAAATACATAAAGAGATAAGAGAAGTTTTAGATAAAAATACAGGTGAGCCAATTACTGTTACTACAATTGTAGATATTATGAACCTTATAGGAAAATGTGTAGTAGCAGGGAATGTTCGTAGAACAGCAGAAATAGTATTTGGAAATCCATTTGATGATGAATATTTGAATTTAAAAAATTATAAAGCAAATCCACATAGAGAACAATACGGATGGACTTCAAACAACTCAATATATGCAGAACTTGGAATGGATTATACTGATGTATGTAAAAGAATTGTAGATAATGGTGAGCCTGGTTTAGCTTGGTTAGAAAATATGAGAGGTTATAGTAGATTAAAAAACGGTAGAGATAATAAAGACCACAGAGCAGCTGGTGGAAATCCTTGTTTAGAACAAACATTAGAATCATATGAGTTGTGTTGTTTAGTAGAAACGTTTCCAAACAATCATGATTCATTAGAGGATTATCTTAGGACATTAAAATATGCGTATTTGTATGCTAAAACGGTAACACTTGGAAAAACTCATTGGAGTGATACCAATAGAGTTATGTTGAGAAATCGTAGGATTGGTTGTAGTGTAAGTGGTGTAGCACAATTTATTACTAATCGTGGGTTAGAAGAATTGAGGTCTTGGTTAGAAACAGGGTATGATATAATTCAAAGCTGGGATTGTATGTATTCTGATTGGTTAGCTGTACCTCGTTCAATTAAAACTACATCAGTAAAACCAAGTGGAACGGTTTCATTGTTGGCAGGGGCAACTCCAGGATTACACTATCCAGAAAGTAGATTTTATATAAGAAGAATGAGATTATCAAAACATTCAGAGTTATTAAAGCCGTTAAAAAAGGCAGGGTATACAATAGAACCAGCATTCGGTTCAGAAGATACTACAGTTGTAGTAGAGGTGCCCGTTGATGTAGGGGAAGGAATAAGAACAGCGGCTGAACTTTCGATTTGGGAACAATTCAGTTTGGCCGCGTTCTTACAACGACATTGGGCTGATAATCAAGTTAGTTGTACTGCTACTTTTTGTCCCGAAACAGAAGCAGATGAATTACCATACGTTTTAAATTATTTTCAATATAGATTAAAGGGGATCTCTCTTTTACCAAGATACGATACTGGGGCATATCGTCAAATGCCGTATGAAAAAATAACTAAAAATAAATATAAAAGTATGGTTAGTAATTTAAAATATTTAAGTTTTGTTGGAGTTGAAGGGGAAGAAGCTGAAATAGATAAGTTTTGTAACAACGATATCTGTGATATACCCGAAACTATATAAAAGGAGTTTATTATGCATAAGTTAGAATATCTATGGTTGGATGGGTGTACACCAACACATATTAGAAGTAAAACTAAAGTTGTAAAAGAGTTTGATAAAGATGCAGTGGCACCTATTTGGGGGTTTGATGGCAGTTCAACAGAACAAGCAGAAGGTAGTAATTCTGATTGTGTATTGAAACCAGTAAGAGTATATCCTAATCCATTAGAAGAAAATAGTTCAATAGTTTTATGTGAAGTGTGGAATGTAGATGATACACCACATACTACAAATACAAGAAGAGTGTTAGAAGAAACATTAACAGTTGTGGGGAATAATATTGATGAATGGGTAGGATTTGAACAAGAATATACTTTGTATGATAATGAAACAAATAGACCATTAGGTTGGCCAGCATCTGATGAACCAGCGCCTCAAGGTGATTACTATTGTGGTAGAAACATTGGTGAAAATATTATGAAAGAACATACTGATGCCTGTATTCAAGCAGGAATTAGTATTAGTGGAACTAATGCAGAAGTGATGTTAGGACAATGGGAATATCAGATTGGTGCTGGTGGCTCAGTTCATATGAGTGATGATTTGTGGGTTGCTCGTTGGTTACTGGAAAGAATTTGTGAGAAATATGAATTGACAGTTTCATTAGATCCAAAACCAGCAGAGGGTGATTGGAATGGGGCGGGATGTCATTGTAATTTTTCTACAAAAGATATGAGAGAATATGGTGGTAGACAAGACATAGAAGAAGCTTGTTTACTTCTGTCATATAAACACGAAGAACATATGAAAGTATATGGTGAGGGAAATGAAAGACGATTAACAGGACTACACGAAACACAAGCTATAGATACATTTAGTTGGGGAGTTTCAGACAGAGGAGCATCTATTCGTATTCCGTGGCAAGTAGATAAAGATGGATGTGGTTATTTAGAAGATAGAAGACCATCAGCGAATTGTGATCCTTATCTTGTTATTGAAAAGTTGATTGAAACCATTTGTGTGTAGATAGTTAGTTAAAAAGAGGTTACGACATTTATCAGAATATTTTCTACGATAGATTACATAATAAAATACATATTTGGGATGATGCGTTTGGTCATCAGACGTTTCGGTATAAAAAGTATGCTTATGTAAAAAATAGAACGGGATCATATGTTTCTTTATATGGAGATAAATTAAAAAAGATATATAAATGGGACGATGAACATCCAGAATTATTTGAATCAGATGTGAATCCAGAAATTAGAACTTTAGTTGATAAATATACTGATTCAGATGAAGTATCAGTAGGTCATAGAACAATGATTTTTGATATTGAAGTGGAAGTTACACAAGGGTTTCCAAATGTTCAGAGAGCCAACAATAAAATAATTTCTATTGCTTTTAATGATCAAATAACTGATGAATATTTTTGTTATGTACTTGATGAAAATAAAGAACTGAAAAATGATTTTGAAGAGGGGGTTATTGTAGAAACATTTTTAACTGAATTTGAACTTTTAAATAAATTTTTTATAAAATATAGAGAAATACAACCAACCATTTTAACTGGGTGGAATGTTGAGTTTTTTGATATACCATATCTTTATAATAGAGCGGTTCAAGTTGTTGGTAAGGATATAGCTAATACATTATCACCAATTTATATAGTTAGGTGGAGTGATTTTAAAAATAGATATACTGTAGCTGGAGTGAATGTATTAGATTATTTAAGTTTGTATAAAAAATTTACATTCAGTCAAAAATCTTCTTATAGATTAGATTCTATTGGAGAAGAAGAATTGGGTGAAAGCAAAATTAAATATGAAGGAACATTAAATGATTTATATGAAAATGATTTGAAAAAATTTGTAGAGTATAATATACATGATGTTAGGATTGTAAAGAAATTAGATGATAAGTTAGATTTTATTGAAATTGCTAAAGGGTTAAGTCATTTGGGTCATATACCATATGAGGATATTTATATGTCTTCAAGATATTTGGAAGGTGCTATTTTAGTTTATTTAAAAAAGAATGGAATTGTGGCTACAAATAAAAATCCAGCTAATAGACGACTGTTAAAGGGGCATGATAAGTTTGCAGGGGCATATGTTCAAGAACCAATACGAGGTAAACATAATTGGGTTTATGATTTAGATGTTACTTCAATGTATCCTTCTTGTATTATGTCATTGAATATATCACCGGAAACAAAAATTGGTAAAATTGGGGGGTGGAATCCAGAAGAATTTTTGAAAACGGGTAATAAAAAAACATATACTATAGTACAAAAAGAAAAAGAAATAGGAAAGTTTACTGAAGAAGAATTAAAAGAATTTCTTTTTGGTAGAAAAATATCTGTAGCAACAAATGGTGTTATGTATAGGTCAGATAAGGCAGGACTTATACCTGCACTTTTAGCAAAATGGTTTGATGAACGAGTTGAATATAGAAAGTTGTCTAAAAAGTTTTATGAACAAGGAGATAAAGAAAAATCAGAATATTTTGATAGACGGCAATATCTACAAAAGATACTTTTGAATAGTTTATATGGAGTATTGGGATTGCCTGTATTTAGATTTTATGATGTAGATAATGCTGAAGCTGTTACTTTAACAGGACAAACATTAATAAAATTTACAAAAAAAATAGCAAATGATTATTACAATAAGGAATTAAATGATTTGGAAGATCATTGTATTTACATTGATACGGATTCTGTATTTTATTCAGCTCTACCACTTGTAAAGAAAAGATTTCCAGATGTAGATACTAGAAATGAAGAAAGAATGTCTATGGCTATTTTGAATATTGCAAGTGAAGTTCAGGATTATTTAAACAATGGATATGATTGGTTTGCTAAAAACTTTTGTAATTTGGACACACATAGATTTCAAATTAAACAAGAGGTTATAGCTAAAAGTGGATTGTTTGTAACTAAAAAACGATATGGATTAAAACTTATTAATGATAATGGTAAAAAGGTTAATAAGATGATGGTTAAGGGATTAGATACAGTTCGTTCAAGTTTTCCAGTTGCTATGAAAGAGTTATTACAAAAGATATTAGAAGATATTCTTATGGATGTTCCGAAGGATAAGTTGGATAAATTTATTATTAATTTTAAAAATAGTATGAAGTTGATGGATTTTGATAAAATATCTATACCAGTAGGGGTTAAAGGTATTAAAAAATATATTGAAAAAGATAATATTATGTTTAAGAGATATAAAAAGGGAACTCCTGTTCATGTAAAATCCGCAATAAACTATAATGATTTATTAGTACATTTTGGTGATAATAAAAAATATAAATTTATATTTAATGGTGAAAAAATTAAATGGGTTTATTTAAAGAGAAATGAACTTGGAATAGATGTTATTGCATACAAAGGACATGAAGATTCACCAAAAGTATTAGATTTTATAAAAAAATATATTGATTATAATAAATTATATAAACAAGCATTACACAAAAAAATTATGATGTTGTATGAGAGTATGAATTGGGATGAACCAACTGATGCATCTAAAACGATGGAAAAGTTTTTTTGATCTGTTTTGATACTGTTAAAATAATAGAAAGATTTTTTTAATTTTGACAAATAAAACTAATATATATGTATATATGGTTATAATAATAGGAGAATAAGTTATGGATAAATCTAAATTGGTAAGATTTATTGAGAAATATTATCTTGACAAAGAAGTTCAATCAGTAATTTTAGAAACTAAATCTGATATTTTGTTTACTCGGTTTATTACTGGAGATAAATCATTGTTGGGTGAATTAACAATGAGTAAGTGGAAGTTTGAAAACAGTGAAATAGGTGTTTATAATACAGAACAGTTTTTAAAGTTATTGGATGTATTGGATGCGGATGTTAATTTAACTTTAACCAGAGTGGGTGATAAGTCAGTTGCATTACGTGTTTCTGATAAATTGTCTTCTGTAAATTATATGTTGAGTAGTTTATCAGTTATAAACAGACCACCTGAAATGAAGAGATTACCTTCTAATTTTGAATTAAAAATAAATGTTGGAAGGGAATTTATTCATAAGTTTGTTACTGGAAAATCTGCATTACCTGAAACAGACACTTTTACAGTTTTAACTGATAATGGAAATACAAAAGTTGTAATTGGGTATTCTGCTGTTAATACAAATAGAGTTATACTTCCAGTTAATACAAGTGTGTATTCTGATATGAATGCTATATCATTTAATGCAAATATTTTTTCTAAAGTTCTTGTAGCAAATAAGGAGTGTGAAAGTGCGGAGTTACAGATTTCATCGGAAGGTTTGGCTAAAATAAATTTTAAAGTAGATGAATATGATGTAACGTATTATCTCGTAGAACAACTTTTACAGTAATGTATTTAGAATATTTCGATAAGTTTCTTAATATGAGCCCTTATCTTAATATCAATGAAGATGAGTGGGCATATATAAAAGAAACATTTGATAAAGATGATGTTAAAGAATCTTTAGCTAAAATTGCTATGACATATCCAATTCCTTATATGGATATAAGTTTGCAAGATGCTCTTAGAGATTTTGCTAAATTAAAAGGTGTTTGGTGGAATGATTTGTTGGTACAAGACAAGTGGTATGCTAGAACAGAGAGTGATTTTAAATATTCATTAGAATATTTAGGTGAACCAATATATTTTCGTAGATTAAATAGAGGTAATGATTCTTCAAATTATTTTCAACAAAAAAATAGATGGGCAGTTGATGGTTCAATATCGCCTGGCCCAACAAGGACATGGAAAACTGAAAAATTTATGACTACACTTATGGGTGCAGCATATACATTAAAAGTTGAAAAAATAAATAAATCTGTATTAAGAACTATGTTGGGATTAAGAAAATATATTTGTTCACAATTTAAACCAAATGTAGCTAAATGTGTTTATGATTATTTTGAATCTAAAACTATATTAGATTTTTCAGCTGGGTGGGGTGATAGGTTAGCTGGATTTTATGCATCAAATCATGGAGAACATTATGTAGGTATAGACCCACGAAAAGAAAATCATTCTATATATAACGAACAAGTAGAATTTTATGAGAACAATATTGGTTGGTTTGAAGCATCAAAAATGTCAGAATTTATTTGTAGTCCAGCAGAGGATATTGATTATACTAAATGGGCTAATTATTTTGATTTGGTTTTTACATCACCACCATATTTTAATGTAGAACGTTATAGTTATGATGATACTCAAAGTTGGGTTAGATATAAAAACGTTGAAGGTTGGAATAAATATTTTTTACATAGAACACTTAAAAAAATTTGGGATTCTATAAAACCTGGTGGATATTTATTGGTAAACATATCGGATGTAAATGCTAGTAGCGGTTCAAAGAAAAAGGGTTGGTTAAAAATTTGTGATCCTATGAATGATTTTTTATCTGAACTAGATAATTCAGAATATCAAGGTTGTATTGGAATGGAAATGGCAAAAAGACCAAATTCAATAGGTGCTGGAACTGGAGTAGTAACTGAAGAACCAAATAGAACTCCAGAAATGATTAAGGAATTTGATGGTATTTTCTGTGAACCTATTTGGGTTTGGAAAAAGAATTAATGAAAGACACGCATACATTATGGGTAGAAAAGTATCGGCCAACCACCTTAGACACTTATATAGGGAATGAATCTCTAAAAGAAAAAGTGTCTTTTTATCTGGAGAGTGGCGACTTACCACATCTTTTACTATATGGTAAGGCTGGTACAGGTAAGACCACTCTCTCTAAAATTCTTGTAAAGAATATCGAATGCGATTATCTTTATATAAATGCGAGTGATGAAAATAATGTAGATACAGTTAGAACTAAAGTAAAGAATTTTGCTTCAACAATAGGATTTAAAGATTATAAAATAATAATTCTTGATGAGTGTGATTATATTACACCAAATGCACAGGCAGCACTTCGTAACCTTATGGAAACATTTAGTAAACATTGTAGGTTCATTCTAACCTGTAATTTCGTAGAGAGAATAATTGACCCAATTCAGAGTCGTTGTCAGGCATTTCATATTGAA